GGTTGAGATTGAAGTGATAGGATAGGCCGTGTGCGCAGTTGCCATTGCTGCACGTTTGGGGGAAAGCGCCTTTTGGTGTGAGTACCTTCTTTTTTTAAGGAGTTTACAAGTGACTGAAAACTTGGCGCAAGAAATTGCAGTGCAAAAACGAAGCGTTGGCAGGCCAACAGTCTTTGGCATTGATAACCCATGTTGGCAAACCATTTGTGAGCAGATGTCGCTTGGCAAAAGTCTAAGCACAGCAATTAAGGCTGAAGGTATGCCTTCGTATCATGCCGTCATGTTGATGATTAAGAGCAGCCCTGAATTTCGGGGAATGTATGAGAAAGCCATTGAGAACCGCGCAGATCGCTTGGCTGAAGAGATCCTAGAGTTGGCTGACGAACAGATGCCAGACGGCTTAGAAGGCCCTTTGGCTAGTGCCTGGGTGCAACAGAAGCGTATGCAAGTTGATGCACGCAAGTGGGTGGCTTCTAAACTCAAACCTAAAGTCTATGGTGATCGCATTGATGTTGCCGTAACAGACAACAGGATCAGCGTCATGGATGCGCTTAAAGATGCAAAGCAGCGTGTGTTAAATGACGAAAGCAACATTGTTGATGCTGAAGTTAAGGAAGCGTAAAACAAGGTTATGCGCTTTTTGCATAGATTTTTGTGAACTACGCACGCGCGCCGACACGTTGCGCAAACGCAACAAAAAGAAAGCCAAACAACAAGAAAAGCATCGTCTACTTTATACAGTGTCCATTATGTTAAGTTGAGGTCAAGTTATGCACAGATTTAAGATGCCTAAAGCATTACAAATAAAGTTATCAACAGGCAACTGTGGACAAGTGTGCATAACACCCTGTGGACAAGCGCCAATGGCCTGCCACCGATGGCCGAGGGGAGGGGGTAGGGCCGGCGCGAAAGGGCCGCAGGAACGGTAGCCCCGCGAACATTTTTATTTTATTTTTTTAAAAAATGAATTAACATCCCGCCATGCCCATATACAACGCCCTTGCAGACCGGCCAACCAACATGTTGGCGTACCCAGACGCTCTGCGGGCGACGCCGCGCAATGAGTACCTTGGCGCACTGGCTGACCTGATAGCGCAGAGTTATTCACCCCAGCGCACGCAGCAGATGCAGGGCACGGCGCGGTTCTTGTCGATGCCGGCAATCAGCCAGACACTGGATCGCCTGTCTTATGGCGAACCCTTAACCACTGGCGCCGGAGGTTTAGGCGGCACGACACGCATACGGCCTGAAGCCCTAGAGGCCGGCATGGCCGTAGCACCTATGGCGCAACCTACCACCATGGCGACATTGCAGGCAGCAAGGGCGGCAAGGCAGGCGGCCATGCAAGCAGGCAGGGCTGGTGAGCGTTATGCGGAAAGGGTAGTGCCAGGCATCATGGAGCAGGGCGGTTTGCCGGCTGAAATCTTGCAGGGTATGGCGCAGAACACGACATCTAACATGGCCGAGCGTGTTGGCAAGTTAAAGGCAATTGAGGCGTTGTTCCCAGGCAAGACTGAAGGAATGCTGTCACCAGCTGAAAAGGCTGCACTGACCAAATACAAACAAATTTTGGATACGCCAGCAGTGATGCGCAGAGAGCAGGCCAGATTGTTTGGCACTGGTGACATTGTGCAACCATCGTTAAATGTGGCCAAAGAAATGGGTGTGAATCCTAATGCGTTGCTTGACAAGTATGCCGTGCCTATTTTGTGGGACACGTCGGCCACTGGCGGTAATGTGACTCAAATTGCTGGCGTGCCGTTAACGCAAGGGTTTAAGGATGCCACGCCTGCGTTTGTTCAGCGTCAGGGTGGCAGGCTTTACCCGTACATTAAAGAAAACTTACAGCAAGGTGTTGGCGGTGCTTCTAACGAAATTGCGCAAGTTTCAAAAATTAACAATTTAAATAAATTTAGCGAGTTGGGTGACACCGTTGGCGTGCAAATGAACTTGGCGCCAAGTGGCATCAATTTCTCGCATCACATAGCCGAGTCTTATGTTGGCGCTTTGAATTCGCTTAAGCCTTCGCGTGAGGCGCTGACTTCGTTTAGGGATGCCGTTAGAAATGTAAAGTCAATTGATCCGGTGACTAAAGAGGTGTCATACCCTTACAAAAATTTCCCTGGCATTGATAGCCCAAACATTCGGGACATTATGGCCACAGGAACCAAAGAATACAGCGCCGGCAATATTCGCAAAGCAATTGGCGAAGTTGGCTCAACAGCTGCCATGGAAAAACAAGGCTTCCCGCGCTGGCAAGATGTGTACAACGTGATGAGTGAGCCAGGCGCTCAGACCGGCATGGCGCATACGTTGTTGGCCGTTAAGCCTAACACCCAGATGGTGACACCAAACTTTCAGCATGGTTCATACAATGCTGGCCTTGAAGCAAAGGTTATGGGATCTTTGCAAAATGCGCAGGGGCAGATTGTTGGTGTGCCAGATTATTTGATGATGCAAAAAACATTTGCCAAAAAGCAAGCAGAAGGCAAAACATTGCACAATATTCGCACATCATTGCTAAAAAGCCACCATGGCGAAAAACTGGATCAACAGGCAATTGACAACATTGCTAGATACCTTGGGTATCAAGTTGATTGATCGACTCAAGATGTTCTTTTTCTTTGGTCAATTCTTCGAGCAATTGATTGACAATTTCCAGACGCTGCGCATCTGTTTGACTCCAGAACGCTTCTGGCATTCGCAAATAAGCTGAATTGTTTGAAAAGTTAAAACCACAGTATGCGACTACTTTTTTCATTGTTGGCCTCCATGCTGTCATTCTATCAGATTGCTAGATAAATGCAAACCACGATCTACAAACCCGAAGAAGAACAAGAACTGATGGCCACGCTGTGGTCACCCGCCATCGCCGACGATCCCGAAGCCTTTGTGCTGTTTGCTTTTCCCTGGGGCCAAGAGAACACCCCCTTGCAGCACTTCAAAGGCCCGCGCAAATGGCAGCGCGAAGTCTTGCGCGACATTGCAGCCCACATCAAGCGCCAAAAGGGTTTGATTGACTTTGAAACCCTGCGCCAAGCAGTTTCCTCTGGCCGAGGGATTGGCAAGTCTGCACTGGTGTCATGGCTCACCATCTGGATGCTCACCACCCGCATAGGTTCTACCACCATCATCTCTGCCAACAGCGAAGCCCAGCTGCGTGCGGTCACATGGGCCGAGATCACAAAGTGGTTGGCCATGAGCCTTAACAGCCACTGGTTTGAGGTATCAGCGACAAAAGTAGCCCCCGCCAACTGGCTCACTGAACTGGTTGAAAAAGACTTGCGCAAAGGCACAAGGTATTGGGCCGTCGAAGGCCGCCTTTGGAGCGCCGAAAACCCCGACTCTTACGCTGGAGTTCACAACCACGATGGTGTGATGGTGATCTTTGATGAGGCCAGCGGTATTGACGACAGCATCTGGTCTGTGACGGCTGGATTTTTTACCGAGAACACCCCTAACCGCCTGTGGCTGGCGTTTTCAAACCCACGGCGCAACACTGGCTATTTTTATGAGTGCTTTAACTCTAAGCGCGACTTCTGGACAAACAAGGTGGTGGACGCCAGAACGGTAGAAGGCACAGACAAACAGGTGTACCAGAGCATCATTGACGAATACGGCCCCGACAGCGCCCAGGCACACGTTGAGGTCTATGGCATGTTCCCGTCTGAGGGCGATGACCAGTTCATTCCGGCGAACATTGTGGACGAAGCCATGGCACGGCCTAAGTACAAAGACCAAAGCGCCCCCATCATCATTGGAGTAGACCCTGCACGGTTTGGTGCTGACGCTACTGTCATTGCAATTAGACAAGGCAGAGACATTGTGCGCATTGACAGACACCGAGGCGATGACACCATGACCGTTGTCGGGCATATCATTGAGGCCATTGAGGAATTTAAGCCAACGCTGGTGGTGATTGACGAAGGTGGGCTGGGTGCTGGTATTGTGGATCGTTTGAAAGAGCAAAGGTACAAAATCAAAGGTGTCAACTTTGGCAATAAATCAGCAAATCCGATCATGTATGGCAATAAAAGAGCCGAAATGTGGGGAAAAATGAAGGATTGGCTGA